CTATGCTGATTTGGTTATAGTCCGCTTGTAACTGAGTGCGGCGTACGTAGGCGTCATCGTAAATGCTAGTTATGCGATCTTGGCTCTGTTTTATGTTGCTTTCAAATGCAGCAAACGCTGGGTTTACGGGCTGAGGGCCAATGGGTTGGTCGTATTGCGTTCCAGGGCGGATGTCTGTCTGTAGGCGGCTACCTGCAGCAAGCATCGCGCCCGTTTGGGGGTCACGGAAGCCGCCAACACCTGGAGCGGTAGGCCCCTGAGTGCGGTAGTACTCTTGAATATCGGCTAGCTTACCCGCACGCCTATCAGCTCCGGTTTGGGCTATGTCTAGCTGCCTAAAGGCTTCAGTGGTTCCTACAAGCTCTGTGCGTAACTGTCGTTGTATGTCGGCAATGCGTAAGGAAACTGCAACGTAATCAGTGCCTCCGCGTGAAACATTATCGAGTCGCTTAGTCAGCTCGCTTAGTTCTTGATTTAGCGCGGCGGTGGTGTCCGGCATCGCGGCGAGGCGCGATGGGTCGGCATAGCCCGCAGTAAACTCACGGCTTCGGTAAGCCTCAAAGTCAGCTATGACTCCAGCTCGGCCGGTGCGGCCTGTTTGCGTTATTTGAAGCAGCTGAATCTTACGCAGGGTTTCTACAAACTGCTCTGCGTCAAAGCGCACAGATTGCAGACCCTTCTGAAGCGTTGCAATCTGCCTATTAAGTACTTCAGGTGTGGCGCCTGCCTGCTGCCCTAAAGCTAAGTTGAAGGCCTGTGCTTCACTTTTTAGCTTACCGAGTTTTATGGTTACGGTGTCAATGTCTTTGCCTAACTGCAGGAATGCAGAGGAACCTGGGCGTGTTTCCTGCTGCAGTTGGCGAAGCGCGTCCACTTGCCGCTGAAGTGAAGCAACGTTCTCTTTACCAGCGGCTGCGTTGCTTAGTAGGGAAGTGCGCTGCCGGTCGATGGCAGCGGTGGAGCCGCGGAGTTCTGTCTCAAGACGGGCAATGTCAGTGCTAAAGCTGCGGTAGGTGGCGCTGTTAACGTCAACTTGGCTGCGCAGCCCTTTGAAGGCGTCAGTTAGGCCCTTGTTTACGGCCTCGGTATTGCCCGCCTTCTTAGCGAAGTCGAGCAGGCTGTCGCGGGCGGAGAGGATGTCCTTTTCGGCCAGGTTGGTGACCTTACCTAGCTCGCGGAAGGAGCCCTTTATTTTGTCGAGGGCCTCGAAGCCTTCGCCAACTAGGCGAACGACAATATCCTCAACCTGCTTAGCCACGCTACTTATCCTCGCTCTTGCTCAGCTCGCTTAGGGCTGCGGACTCCATCACTTGAAGATCCTCCAGCATCGCGGCGCGGTCCTTGATGCAGTATAGGTCGAACAGGCCACCGGACATGAGCAGCACGTCGTACTTCAGGCCTAAGTAGCCGGCCATGGTGGTGTTCCACTGCGTTTGCATACGCAGGAACATAAGCACCGTGTCCCAGTTCTCCTCCCAGACCTCGTAAGTTGCGCCGTCGGGCGGCGGCGCAGCGGGTAAGCGGAGACCGAACGCTGCCGCGTCCTCGCTGCTTTTGTCCTCTTCCCGCTTACCGCCTTGCGCCCAATACCTAGCGGCGCCGCTTAGTTTCCCTGCTTAGCGCCGTCGAAGGTCTCGGTGTAGGCCTTGAGGACGCCGCGAATCCAGTAGGGGTCGTCACTGAACTCCTTGAGGGCTTCGAGGGAGAAGGGCACTGCTTTGCCTTCTTCGTCGTCGATTCCGTCCCACGCAAGCACCACTGCCTTGAGCAGGATGAGGTCGCCCTTCTCGCTTAGGGTTGCAAACTCCTTACGGCCCAGGCGCTTAAAGGTGATGTCGAAGGTGCTGGAGTCGAAGACGCCGCCATCTGCGGGCTCTTCAACGGTTACGGGCCACTTGAAGGTCTTGACCTTTTTGCGAACGAAAGACATAGGTTTTAGGCGGGCATAGGCAGCGTAGCGCATAAAGAAGCCACTAAGCGGCGCAGCTTGGAGGCGGCGCAACTTAGCGGCTTAGCGGCGAAGTGGCGCGGCCTAGGTGAAGGCCAATGTGAACTCGTCGTTGCCGCTGGCGCTGGGGACTGAGGTGTAGGGCAGGTTGAGCATGGCGATGCCGTCGGTGTCGCCGTAGCTGGGGTCGCCGAGGTCGGCGCGGGCCGCAGTCAGGGTGACGCGGTTGCCAGCTGTGGTGCCGTGCAGGAAGGTCAGGTTACCCGTAGTTCCGTCGGTCAATGCGGCGCTGAAGTAGTCCTTGGTGGCGATGGTCACCGCCTCAATCATCACCGTGCCAGTGACGTTGCGCTGCGTGATCAGCACTTCCTTAGTGCAACCAACCAATTCGCGGTAGACAATGGTGTTGCCAATGTCCAAGCTCACTGACTGGAGGCAGCCAGCGTAGCTGAAGAACTGATAAGCCGAGGTGTTGCCCTGCTTGAAGATCAGCGGGGTGGCTTGGGCGGAGTAGGTGACAGCAGGGGCGGCTGTGTCCGTGGGCGGAACGTAAATGCCGGTGAGAGTGAACTGGATCGACGGGATTTGGCCGACTTCAGCGTTGAGGGTGAAGGTGCCGCGGGCGCCTGTGACTTTGTGGAGTACGCCGTCCAGGTTGTAGTAGATGGTGCAGCTGCTGAAAGCGGTGCTGACGGGCGCGTAGGTTGCCGAAGTTGAGGCGACCAGCGTTTCGCTCATTCCGCAGGCCTGCAAAGCTGCGCCGTAGCGAGGAGCGGTGCCGGCGGTGCCGGAGCCTGCCAGCTCGACCGTGAACTGACACTCAACGCGGGTATTGGCGAGCAGCTGCTCAGAGGCGCCGAGGTAAGCGCGTACCAGGTCGCGGCTAACTACGTCGCTCTGCAGGGGCGTAACGCTGAGGTCACGTACCAGCACGGCATCGGTGCCGGCGGGAACAATGTCGGTGCCATAAGTGCTCTCCTTCTTAAGGAGGATCAGGCGTTTCCGAGATAGCAAGGCCATGGGTTGTTCCTCTTAGAGGGAAGCGGGTTTGGTCCGCTCAACGAGTGTGCGGATACCTGTTGCAGGGTCTAGGAGGTAAGAGCCCCCCTGCCCGTGAAACTCATCAACAACGCTAAACGCGGCGACTTCAACTAGGCTGCGCTGCTTCACTAAGTCGTGCTGCGGCGCTAGGTCGTGCTGCGCCACTTCCGGCGTAGGCGACGCTATTAAGTCGTGCTGCGGCGCTTCTTCCGGCGCAGGCTGCGCTACTTCAGTCTTAGCCATGCGATTGCGTGGTAACTAGGTTTGAGTCTAGGCGGCGGCGCTTGCATAGCTTCGCTATGGCGAAGCGGCGCAGCTACACACTCAGGTCACTTACGGATGTGCGGTAGAGGACGCGGTAGGTGCAGTAGATGACGCCTACGGGGGTGTCGGCCTGTTCGAGGGTGAACTCTGTAGGCCCCGGCTGTACGTCGATGCACAGGCCGCCTAGGGTCAAGTCGGCGACGATCTTGGCGTGGAGCGACTCGATTATGGGGTCGGCGGTCTGGTCTGGGACGTTGGCGCGGACTATTACGACGACGCGAACGGTGAGGGTGTGGTCAAGGGTTGGCAGGCAGGTGTTCTGCTCGACCACATCGTTTACTGGTTCGAGGACCAGGGCGGGGGATTCGGCGCGGGCCACCGGCTCGACGCGGCTTCGGTAGATGCGGGTGCTAACGCCTGTAGTACCGGTTAGCGCTGTAAATAGCGCCTGCATTATGCTTTCGCGCTTGGTGGCCACTAGCGCACCTCGGTGGCGACGAGGCGAGCACGGCCGAGGGTGATGTCAACGTTGCTGCTGTGGTTGGCGATGAACAGTGCTACTTCATCGTTGGCGGCCATGCTGATCATCCAGTTGGTGACCAACTTGGCTTCCTCGTTGCCCGAGCCGGTGAGGGCGCGGCACTCAGTTTGATCTATGGCGGTGCCATTCTTGGCCAACTTGATGCCGAGGACCTTGTTGTTGCCACTGACGGTCTTGGCGTCGATGCTGCCATAGATCTGCATCAGCTTGGTGGCGCCGCTGGTGTTCTTGACGGCGAAGGTGTTCACAGTGCCAAGCGTCATGCCGTTTGCGGTGGCGCTGTCGAAGGTGCCAGTAAGTCCCGTGCTTACGTACACGCCCTGCGTAACTATGTCAATGGTGCCGCTGTCCATCTTGCTAACCTGGCCGCGCACAAGGTCGGTGTCAGCGAGGCTGTAGTACGGCAGTGAGGACCAAGCAGTCGATCCGGTGCCGACTTTAAGGCGCAGAGTGTCCGTCTCGGCAGCAACCTCACCTAGCAGCAGTGTGGGGTTAGCGGCGGTCCAGGCGGCGGCGGTGCCACGGCGAACTCTTATGCGAGCTGTGCTGCTCATAGGACCCCGCCGCCGTCTAGATCGTTGCCATCAATGTAGGCGGAAATGGGCGAGCCACCGTCGATTTCGGGGTCGAGCTGCGCGATGCCTAGGTCGTCGATAGCTGCATCAGGCCCGTTGGCGTCTATGGGGGTGAGAACGGTGGTGTAGGGCACCTCAGTTGAGCGCTGCAGGCTTAGCTGGACGAATACGCCGTCGGTGAGGAGGACGGCGGCGCGGACTTCGTAGGCGGCGCCGTTAACGGTGAGCTGGGAGCCGTAAAGCAGGCCGCCAAACTTGGAGGCCTCGCAGGTGACGGTGTAGTCGGTGCTGATTATTTGATTGTCGAGCAGGATCTCGCTGGGCATGTCGAGGATGCCCGTACCCGTGACGGCGCCGGCAGTGACAGTGACACCGAAGTCAGCCAAGTAGATGGAGGGGTCGTCGGTCAGCATAGGTTTTTGCCACGGGTACAGCCTAGCTACCGCAGCACACAAGAAAGCCGGGGCCGTTGGCGCAGCACCCGGTAGGCGTGGATCAGGTCGCGAGTAAGCGTGGCTGCTTAGTCGGGGACACTACGAGGGTTGCTTAGATG